TGCTGGCCTTGCTGCTCTGAAGAACGAACGCGAAGCACTCAAAAGAGAGAAGGCCGCTAACGGCGAGCTACGGCGAAGGCTGGAAGCTATTGAAAAATCTTTGGGCGGTCTGGACCCTGAGGAGGCACGAAAGTTGAAAGAAGCTCAGGCCGCACAAGAAGAATTACAGGCCAAGTTTGATCAAGAACTAGAGGCGGCCAAAACCGAAGCACAGAAGGAAGCTCAACAGCAACTACAAATCAAAGATCAGAAGTTCCTTGATGCTGTCGGGGAACGAAACGCGCTATTGCAAAAACAACTCCTGAGCAATGCCTTCCAAGTGGCTGGCGGCAGGAGCGGCGGCGCTGAGGATGGCACAACCTATTTTGATGCTCTCCTTGGGGCAGTTGGTAACCAGTTCAAACTCAACGAAACTGGCGACGTTGTTGTTTTGGATCAGAAAGGAGAGCTGAAACTAGATGACAGCGGCGATCCTTTGAAGCCTGCCGACTATCTAGAGGGGCTCAAGTCTCACCCTGTCTATGGCCATTTCTTTGCTCCATCGCAATCAGGCCACGGCGGCGGCATGAGGGGATCGGGGAACCTAACCTCTGGCACTGTCCAGGGCATGAGTGCAATGGAAAAACTCAACTACGGCCTTGGGGGGAATAGCTAATGGGAACAAAAAAACTACCTTTTCTAACTGCACCACCAGAACCAAGGAAGCAAGAGATTGGCAACGAATCAATTGGCATTCTTGAGTTGCCTGTCTGGTCTTCCCTGCGAATAGGGGAGATCATCACAACAGAGGAGTTGATGGCAGACAGTAACGTCAATGCTCCGTTGGTGTTGCTTGCCCAATTAGCGGAAAAGGTCGCGCTTGAGGCAGGAATTACAATTGTTGAAGCCTTTTCAGTGATGGAAGATGCTTCAGTCGGGGTGGAAATGGACACAAGAGGATTAGACCTAAAAGCTCGATACATTGAGGAGGTCACAGAGATTTCAGAGGCATTGCATAGCAATGGCAGGGCGCGTCTATTGGCCAGCGTTACGTCATTGATTAGGCACCGTTTAGGCCGTAATGATTGGAAGCTTCAAGATACAAAACAGCTCAGCGGAGATCTAGTAAACGAGCTTTTTGCTTTCTATGAACAGGAAAGGCTAAGGGGCAATCCTGGCAAAGGAGAACCAACAACAGAGGAAGAGATAAAAAAAACGCAGCCGGAGACTTCTCAGGACGGGGGATAGATCACGGAGCCATATTTTGGGCATTGGTCAGGGGTTTCCCTGGTCAATTTGACCGTTCCACGTTTCTCAACGAAACGCAGTCTGTCGTGTTGGCCGCGTATAATTCGCTCTTAGAAATGCGTCGTAAAGAGGCGCACGAACGGGAGCTACAAGGGGCGCAGATTTGCAGCCTGCTTTACAACATCAACAGGGACGGTCAAAAGAGCAAAGCAAAAATGCCTGCTGAGTGGTGTTATTTCAAGGAGCCAGAAGTCAAGGATTCAGACCAGTTGCCGGCTGTCGTTGCTCATGCTTGCTTGTCGTTGCGCCATGAAGGGAAGCTCCCGCCGTTGATGTTAGGTGTGTGGAAAGATATTGTTGACGCAGCAAAAGGCTCGATCTCAAAACCTAAAGTCAGAGCATTAGTGAGTGATGACAAGGATTTTGTGATTGTTGCACCAGAATGGGAATCAAAGAACATAAGAGGCTTCTTATGTGTGAGATCTAAGCGGCGCGGCGAGGTGATCGAAGTTCATGATGTGGATAAGCCGTTGATCTCTTATCGGGTGACAGTTCCGGCAAATGTGCAGGCGGTTCATTTTGAAGCTGATGTGCTCTTGCTGGTTACGAAAAAAGCCCTAAAGGCAACTTTCAAATAAAGATTCGTTGGCATGGATTTACTCGCGCTCAGGAATTCGCTGGCTAGCGAGCTGGTCTCATATCTCGGCACCTATACACTCGGCAACGGTTCAACAACGCCTGCAATTGTTGTTAGAGATCCAGGGGAAGGCGTAGCAGCCGGAACCTCTGTTAGTGGGTTGGAGGTTGTGCTGGTTAGCGTCCCTGAGCTGATTCAAGAGCTGCAATATACAGACAGCCCATTCGTTCAAAACTGGACGGTCAACCTGATTGACTGGGGCGGCGGATCAATTGAGCAAGCGACGGCACTCGTTCAATCTGGTTACCCAGGCACAACGGCGCAGATCGTTTCGGTAGTTGAAGACAAGGGCCCAAGACGCCAGACTCAGCTATCGATTCCTTTATCCCGTGATGGCGGGCAAGATGCGTTTCAGATCGCGCCGACTGCTCAGGTTCTCAGCGTCAACACAGCCGTAGGACATGTTTCGCTAGGGCTTGGCGACTTGGCTGATGTTGATGCAAGTTCTGTAGCTGATGAAGCCGTGCTGGTTTACAACGCCGCGAGTAGCAAATACAAACTAGATGAAGTCAAGAAAGACCTAACTGATGGCGGCAACTTTTAGGTAAGTATTAGACGCGGTAGCCAGTGGCCAACACCATCAGGATCAAGCGCAGGGCCTCGGGCGCATCAGGGGCACCGGCAACGCTTGAAAATTCAGAGCTGGCATTTAATGAAGTTGACTCAACCTTGTACATCGGGGTTGGTACTGGCGGCGCGAACGGCACAGCAACAACGATTGAGGCCATTGGCGGCCCTGGCGCTTATATCAGCACAACAGCAACACGGGCGGCGAATGTTGTTTTAGCTGGCCCTGTCTCAGGCTCAGCAGCGGCACCGGATTTCAGGGCGTTGGTTGCGGCAGATGTGCCAGACATATCGGCTAGCTATCTGTCATTAAGTGGCGGCACAGTTAACGGCAATGTAATTGTTTCGGGCAATTTCACGGTCAATGGAACAACAACGACGGTCAACAGTACGACCGTTCAAGTTGATGACAAAAACCTAGAACTAGGCACCGTCTCCAATCCTGATGACAGCACCGCCTCAGACGGGGGCATCACGCTCAAAGGCACGACAGACAAAACATTCAACTGGATAAACTCAACTGATGCCTGGACATCATCAGAGCACGTTGACCTATACAACGGCAAGGCGTATTACATCAACGGCGCAAGTGTCCTTAGCAGCTCAACCCTTGGCTCTGGTGTCACCAGTTCTTCTCTCACAACTGTTGGGACTATTGCAACTGGTGTATGGAACGGCACGACAATTGCTGTCGCTAATGGTGGAACAGGGGCAACGTCAATCTCTGGCATGGTGAAAGGGAACGGCACCAATGCTTTCACCTCAGCAGTGGCAGGTACTGACTATTTAGCGGCAGATGGAGAGATTGACGGCGGCACATTCTGAGCCTGGCAACTTTATCTTGTCCGGCTAGATAGCCACCAACAGGACGCCAGATGGCAAACCTCATTAAGTTGCGGCGATCAGCCGTAGCCAATCAGATTCCGACAACCAGTCAGCTCACGCTTGGAGAGTTGGCGCTGAACACATACGACGGGAAACTATTTACCAAGCGCGACCAAAACGGCACCGCGTCAATTGTTGAATTGTCAGGCGGTGGCGGTGGTGGTGGTGGTGGCGGCGGTGGCGTCATGACAGAAACACAGCAAACAATCAATGCTGACTATTCGGTCACGACTGGTTCAAATGGCTTGTCTGTTGGAGATGTTGAGGTTGCTAATGGGGTCACGGTCACAGTGCCGCAAGCTTCTGATTGGCAAGTTATTAATGGGGCGCGGCGTCATGGCGTTATCGCAGAAATGCTGAAAGCAATCAATAAGGATTTTTCAATCTCTCACCATTCAAATGGCCTGTCTTTTGACGACGTGTCAATAGGCGGATCAGCAACAGTAACCATTCCATCAACATCAACCTGGAGGATTCTCTGATGGCCTACGGCAAGCTAAAAGTTGACAAGATTGAGACCACAGCGGAAGAGCTAACGCTACCAACTAGCGCGGGCTCTGCTGGCCAAGTTCTTACCAGCGACGGCGCGGGCGTGCTGTCATTCGCTACACATACGGCGAACACGGATTTATCAGTCCATGCCAATGCAACAAGCCTGACTGTCCAAAGTTCATCAGGCGCAAACGTTGCACTCCCTCAAGCTACTTCTAGCGCGTGGGGGGTAATGAGCGATGAGGATAAGGCCAAGCTGGATTTAATCGAACCAAATGCAACAGGCGACCTTACTGATGCTGAGATTAGAACGGCTGTTGGTGCTGCAACAGACTCAAACATCTTCACCGATGCGGATCACCTGAAGCTCAACGGAATAACCAATTACACACTGTCGGCTGATCTATTAGACGAGGATGATTTCGCCAGTAATTCAGCGACGAAAGTAGCTAGTCAACAATCAATCAAGGCATACGTTGATACTGAAGTTGCGGGACTGGTTGATTCATCGCCGGCCAGCCTCGACACACTTAACGAGCTTGCAGCGGCCTTGGGTGATGACGCTAACTACGCGGCAACAGTTACAACTAGCCTGGGCCTTAAGGCACCTAAAGCAAGCCCAGCTTTTACAGGAGCCGTAACATTTGCTGGTTCCGTGACCCTATCAGGAAGCCCAGCCAACCAACTAGAAGCCACTACTAAACAATATGTTGACGGCATCTGGAACACTTCAAGCGCAGCCGCAACAATGGTCTCAAGTGAAAGATACTTAACTGATACGAGTGGAGCGGCATTTACTTTGACTCTCCCAGCGGCTGCAACTGCTGGAGATTTCGTTTCATTCGCTGACACTAAAGGAACATTTTCTACCAATTCACTAACGATTGGCAGGAATGGCCACAACATTGCAGGGCAAGCCTCTGACCTAGTGGCCAATGTTGACAGGGCAGTCGTCACGTTGATTTATAGCGGCGACACAACAACTGGCTGGCTTGTCAAATGATTTAGCACATAGCTCGCTGAATTTAACAACAACAAACTTTTGCACAATCTCAAACCATGACTGATCTATCAACACTCGTAGGCTTTGGCTCAGGCGGCGGATCTGGAGCTGGAGCTGGGG